AAGAAGAAACTGTCTATGAAGAGCCTGCTACAAATGAAGTAGAAGAGGTTGAAGTAGAAGAAGTAACAGAGTCAGGAGATGCTGAGGCTGAAGTTACAGAAGAATGGTAAAATTAGTAAACAAATAAATATATAAAATATGAGTGATAAATCAAATGATATATTTGAAATAGAAGATACTCTTACATTTGGAGAAGATCTTTTTATGAAAAAAGAAAGCGGATTAGTTAGAATTTCAATGGAATCTAAGTTACATGCTTATTTTGCTGAAATAGCAGATGATATTCAGTTTTGTAAAAATGAAAACCAAACTATAAATGAAGAGTTAAAAAGAAGAGTAGATGCTGCTTTGAACCAATTAATAGTAGCACATGCAACTATTTCTTCTCTTTATAGTTACAATCCTTCTAAAAAATCTGAATTAAAAGGAGTTTTAAAAAAATAGTTTAATAAATTAAATAAAACAAAAATAAAAGTATGAGTATCAATTTAAATAGTGAAGACTATAACTCAAAAGAAGCAGCTGCGATTTTTAACAATGGAGAAGCAGGGCTAGTAGAAAATGTAAAAGTTTCTGTAGAAAAGAAAAAAGTAGATGATAAGGAAAATGCTCCTGATTATAAACTTATTTTCACAGATGAGAGTGGAGCAACTTGTAATAGCTCTTATTGGTATGTTACTACAGATACCCAGTATCAAACAGTAGCTCAGCAAATTACTAAGCAAGGTAAAATACTTAAGCATTTGATCCATGCTGTGTATGGAGCTGATTATAAGTTTCCAGAGTATCCAAATGCTAAAGCTATGTTGGATGGTTGTATGAAACTTCTTAAAGAAGGGCTTGCAAAATCAGGAACATTCCGTATTTTCGCTAATTACGGTACAAAAGAATATACTAAAAAGTATATTCAACCTCGTTCTTGGGTTCCTTTTATTGAGAACTCTTCAGTTGCTTTAGAGAACACTCGTCTCTCTTCCTCTACTTTAGATGCAATGTCTAGATTAGAAGAAGATAATTTCGTATCTGAAAGTAGTTCTGCTACAACAGACGATGGAGATGATTGGTAATATTTATTAATCTAAAATGAAAAGAGGGCTGAAATGCCCTCTTTTTTTACTTTATGGGAAAAATTAATTTAAACTCATTCATTTATAATGAGCATATAACTAAAGAAGACATTATCGAAAGAGTAAGTCAAGAAGAGATTTACAGTTTTTATATAGGTGAGCCAATTGTTAGTGGAGTAAAATTAAATAGCCCATTAAGAGAAGATAATGTACCTTCATTTGCTATTTATTATCATAAAAGTAAATTAGATACATTAATGTATTATGACTTCGCTACTAAAGAATCTGGTGACTGTATTTCTTTTGTATGTAGGCTATTTAGCCTTAATTATAAAGAAGCAATTTTTAAAATTGCATATGATTTTAACCTTTCTAATATAGAAATAACATCAGAAAGAAAGAAAATTATTGAAAGTAAAAGAATAGTAGAAAAAGAATCTGTTAACATAGGAATCAAAAAAAGAAAATGGCTTTCTCATGATAAAAGGTTTTGGAGTTCTTTTGGAATAACTAAAAAGACTTTGGAAAAGTATAATGTAGTGCCTGTTAGTCATGTGTTTTTTAATGGAGACGCATATAAAGCAGAGCAATATGCCTATGCTTATATAGAATTCAAAGACAGTAAAGTTTCTTATAAAATTTATCAACCATTCAGTAAAACCTTTAAATGGATTAATAATGCTAATTATACTGTTCATCAAGGCTATACGCAACTGCCTAAAACAGGTGAGTTGCTTATCATTACAAAATCATTAAAAGATGTGATGAGTATTAGAGATTGTATGAGAATACCTTCAGTAGGTTTACAATCAGAATCTGTAATGATGAAAGAAAGCGTTATGAATGAGTATAAAAATAGATTTAATAAAGTTATTTGTCTATTTGATAATGATGCTGCAGGCATTTCTCTATCCAAAGAATTTAGTGAAGCATATGGAGTGCCTTATATTTTAATTCCAAAATTCAATGAACGTATTACTGATTTTTCAGATATGATTAAAGAAATAGGAAAAAATAAAGGAATTGTAGAATTTAATAAATTATTAAATGGTTAAAAAAGTTACTAGAAAATCTATGATTATAAGACCTAGTGGAAGAAGTACTGATTTTATTAGTCCTTCTTTTGGTTATGGTTGTTTATATAATTGTAGTTATTGTGTAACACCAGACACATTAATTACAACTCCACATGGGGTAAAAAAGGCTGAAGAAATTCAGGAAGGAGATCAAGTAATTTCTTTTTCCCAGGATACCTTGCAACCTGAAACAGACTTAGTGACTGCAATTGGTTCAAGGGAAACTGATGAACTTTATGTAATTGAAGTAGATGGACAAAGTGTGACTGTAACTGGTGAGCATCCTTTTTATACAAAGGATAGAGGATGGGTAGAAGCAAAATATCTAACTGAAGATGATGAACTCCTTTGTGATATTGGTGATTTAAACCTATAATGTTTGTAGGTTCAAACACATCAATACCTGCAAGATTACAGAACCATCTTGGTATAATGTGATGGTAGTCTATATCTTTTGTAAGACCTGTTAAAGCACAGGTAGTATAGTTAAGTTCTTTCTTTAAAGAGTACCATGAATTAGTTTGGTACTCTGTTGAATTTGAAGAACCATCAAGATAATTAGGATTACCTTCACCTTTATACATAGATGATATTTGTTTACCCTGTTCTTTTTTACCTAATCCTTTAGCACTGCAAGATTGACAATATCCTGCTCTTGCTTTAGATGAAGGTGAAAGTTTACCACACAGTTTACATTCTTTCCATTTAGTTGATGCTGATGGTAAAGATTTGTCAATTGTAAATAAGATGTTTTCATATTGTTTCATAGTTCTAAAATCCCTGTTGAAATACTTACCAGCTTCTTGGTATGTTCTAAATACAGGTTTAGACTTAACAGAAAACATTTTATTATAATTTGTTTCACAGGTATTGTTACAAAAGGTTGTAGACTTTTTTGTAACTTTACCACAATAATTACAGTTCATGAACACAAAGTTTAAGAGAATTACTAGTATTACAAAGATACAAAAAAATAGTAAGGTTGTTAACTTTTCTGTAAGTAAGAATGAAAATTATCTTGCTAATGGTATATTGACACACAATTGCTATATGAAAAGGCATAAACCAGAAGGATTAGATATTGCTATAAACACTAACGATATTCTTACAGAAATTAATAATCATGCTTGGTTTGCAACTGTAGATAAACCTAATCAAACACACAAAGAGTATATAACTTATGATATATCTTGTAATGAAGATTTTTCTTTGCATGCTAAATATCATGAATGGCAAAAAATCTTTGAGTTTTTTAAAAATCATCCTATAGCTATGGGCTCATTTGCAACAAAATATGTGAACAAAAGTCTGTTGGACTACAACCCTGAAGGAAAGATTAGAATCAGATTTAGTCTTATGCCTGAAAAATGGAGAAAAATACTAGAACCAAACACGTCTACTATATTTGAAAGAGTTAGAGCAATTAATGGCTTCGTAGAAGCTGGTTATGATGTTCATATAAATTTCAGTCCTGTTGTAGTACATGAAAATTGGTTAAAAGAGTATAAAATTTTATTTGAAGGCGTTGACGGCTTTGTTGATAGAAAATACAAAGATCAAGTAAAAGCTGAAGTAATTTTTCTTACTCATAATGAAGGTAAACATGATTATAATTTAATTAACAATCTACCTGGAGAAAAATTACTTTGGAAACCTGAAATACAGGAAAAAAAGAATTCACAATATGGTGGAGAAAATATAAGGTATAAGTATAATTTAAAAGCTCAGTATATAAAAGAATGGACTGAGTTACATGATAAAATTATTCCTTGGAATGTAATTAGATATATATTTTAATCATTAAAAATAAATAAAAAATGAGTGTACATGATTTTAAGTGGCAAGTAAAACATCCACTAACAGAAGAAATTAAAAAATTACCAACAATTAAATA